GGCTTGCGAAGGGATTTTAAGAAGGTCAGGCGAACGGGGCAAACCGTTAGACCCACTTCTGAAACAAGCCCTGTTGAACACTATCGTGTTTATGCAGTCGAAAACCACGCTCAAGACAGCCGAGTGTCCCTCAGACCCGATAACACCGTCCAAACCCTCGCTGGACGAATGGGAACAGGGGGGGGGTAATGTCCCTTTAGTCCTTGTTCCATGCTTCGGACAGGCTTCCTATGATGAATATGCACCCACGGAACAAGCGGTTACGCTGAAAGCCACGGGTGGAAATTATGGGGGGGGGTACTGAGACATTGGTGTTAGAACCAATCGGAGCAGATTTTTACAATCAGGCTATTACGGGAGGGGTAACGATGACATTGGCTGCCGCCAGACCTGACCACCATCATCTCCCATGTGCGCTTATCCCGTACACCTTGAAAATCCGCTCTGGTTGTGAGGGGGGGGGTAAGGGCGCTTTGATACAGGAAGATAAGAGCGCAACGCTCTCATGTAACAATGATCAGACCCTCTTTGTTCCCACACAGACCGAGAACGGTGAAGTTATTTATCTGGCTCGAAAGCTCACCCCTACTGAGTGTGCTTCCCTTCAAGGGTTCGAGAAAGATTGGTGTGCGCTGGTTCCTCATAAGGACTCTGCGGAGTACAAGATGTGGGGGAATGGCATGGCTTTCCCTTGTATGCTCTACATCATGGAGGGTGTTCAAGAAGTTCTTGCTGAAAGGTATCTGGATAATCTCTTTGGAGGTGATACCACTGAACCTTGAACCTTTCGTTTTCGACTGCGAGGTGTTTGCCTACGATTGGCTTTTTGTCTTCAAAAACAAGGTCACGGGGGAATACACCGAGATTTGGAATGACAATGAAGCGGTCGAACAATTCATGACCCAAGAACCCCTGTTGGCAGGGTTCAACAATAAGCACTATGACCAATTCATTCTGAAAGCGGTTCTCTCAGGCTTCACGCCGGAGGAAATCAAGGCGGTCAACGATTTCATTATCGTTGGTGGTCACGAGGGCTGGGAGTACGCCCCTCTCCGTGACTGCGGGATTTTCTTCGATCAATATGACCTGATGGATGATTGCCAGATGGGGTTGTCCTTGAAAGCAATCGAAGCGCACCTCGGAATGGACATTCGTGAAACCACCGTTCCATTTAACATCGACCGCCCTCTGACTGAGGACGAGAAGCGAGAGGTCGAGTTCTACTGCCGCCATGATGTTGACGCAACCGACAGGCTGGACGATCTTCGTCAAGGCTACCTGTCCAGTAAGCTCACGCTGGGTCGTGAAAAGGGGCTGTATCCTGCAAAAGCCCTCTACATGACCAACGCCAAGTTGACCGCTGCTTACCTTGACGCAGAGCAAAAGCCGCACTATGACGAGCGGGAATATCAGTATCCGCCGAAGCTGCTTCGTCAGTATATTCCGCAGGAAGTGTTCGACTTCTTCGAACGGTTGAAAGATAAGAGTATTCCTGACGAAGTGGTGTTCAAGGAAAAGCTCGATCTGATGGTAGGCGGCTGTCCTTGTACCATCGCCTACGGTGGTATTCACGGAGCTATCCCGTGTTACCGAGAGGAAGCCACGGAAACCCGCTCTATCCGCAACAAAGATGTTGCAAGCTACTATCCACACCAGATGACCTTGAACGGTTATTGTAGCCGAAATATTCCCTCTCCCGATGTGTATGCCGCTACCATTGAGCGGCGTGTTAAAGCAAAGAGAGCTGGTGATAAGGCTACGGCAAACGCCTTGAAGTTGGTACTGAACACCACCTACGGCGCTATGCTGAACCGCTACAACGACCTGTATGACCCGCTTATGGGGCGCTCGGTATGTATCTCAGGCCAGTTGCAGTTGCTCGAAATGGCGGAACATCTTGTTCAGGACTGTCCCACCTTGAAGATCATTCAGCTCAACACCGATGGTATCATGGTCAGCCTTGATGACTGCGATGTGCCGATGTATCAAGAGATCACGCAGGAGTGGCAGGACAGAACCGGCTTCGAGTTGGAGGAAGACCTTATCAAGATGATCTGTCAGAAAGATGTGAACAATTATGTCGAGGTTCCCTTCGAGGGCGACCCCAAAATCAAGGGTGGCGTTCTCGTTCGTGGAATTGCCCCGGCAGGAGCGTTCAACATCAATAACAATGCTTGTGTGGTCGCCAAGGCCGTCAAGGATTATCTGGCCTACGGTATCCCGGTCGAAGACACCATCATGAGCTGCGACCGCCTGCTGGACTTCCAGTTGGTCGCTAAGGCCGGGAGTAAGTATGGTGACGCTCTCCATGAGGTAGACGGTCAGATGGAGGTCGTGCAGAAGGTCAATCGGGTATATGCCACGGAAGATCATCGGTGCGGAACCCTCTACAAAATCCACCTCGGTACTGGCAATCCCGTCAAGATTGCCGGACTCCCCGCAAAATGTGTCGTAGACAACGACAACCACCTGACGATTGATGTGGTTGACCGTGACTGGTATATCCGGCAGGCGAAAAAGTATGTCCGAGATTTTCTCGGAGAGAAGCCGCCCAAGCGAAACACCCGCAGAGTCAATTCCATCAAGAAAAAATTATTAGAAATGTTGGAGGTATAAATATGGCTACTACCAAGAAAGCCGCTGAGAGTGCGGCGGTGGATTATTCCACCATGAATGTGTTCAAGAAGTTGCAGCTTGCCCGTGTGCGTTTCCTCGAAGCTGGCGTGGACAAGAGCGGCAAGCACATGAAGCTCGAATATAAGTATTTCGAGCTGGCGGACATTGTTCCCAAGGCCGAGCAGATTTTCCTTGAAATCGGTCTGATGATGGTTCCGTCCATGTACGGCGACAAGGCGACCGCTCGTGTCTACAATGTCGATGACCGTGAGGACTTCATTGACTTCGTGGCACCGTACACCCCCATCGCCCCCATCGTGTCCAACGCTGGCAATCAGGTCACAAACGAAATGCAGGCGACCGGCAGCTCCATCACTTACATTCGCCGCTACCTGTGGCAGCTCGTTCTTGACATTGTGGAGCATGACAGTATCGACAGCGGCGAGTTTGACACGACCCCCGCACCCGCTCCCACCGTCACCAAGAAGCCCCCTGTGACCACTGAACAGCGTCAGGAGATCAAGAAGGAACTGACCGACGCTCCTGCTGGTGCTGCCACCGAGGAACAGGTAGGTACGCTGAAAAGTCTGCTGAAAAAGCTCATGGATATTGACGCAGAGCAGGAACAATTCGTGCAGACCATCGCCATGAAGACCGAGGGCTTTTCCAAGATCGAAGCCGACAAGTGTGACGCTCTGATCGAGGGCGTGAACAATATGCTGGCTGGCTACGAAATGAAAACGGCAAAGGAGGGCTAAGGCATGATTGAAATTGATTGCCGTAAGTGCGTCAATGCAGACTTGGAAGCGGATTGCTGTAAGCTCTACGGTAACAACCCTGATACTGCCGTTCGGGAATGTGCCGCTGACGAATTTGTGAATTATAAGGAGGTAAACAAAAATGGAATGGCTTGACGGCAACAAAATCCAGATTATCCCTCCCAAGCGTCCGAAGAAGCTGACCGGTACTCGCTTTGCCACTATCCTCGGCCTGAACCCGTGG